TCTTGGTCGGGCTGGAGATTAAGTCGCATTGATCGTCACCGTCTGGTCGAGCCGGTGCAGCGCGGATAGGACTACGGTATACGTGCCTGGGGCCGCGAACGTGAGCTCGAGCGTGCCGTCGGTTACGGTGACCGTCTGGGAAACACCCGGACCCGTGATGCGCGCCGTCGTCGGATTTGGTAGGTTGCTGATAACCACTAGGTCCGCCCCATCTGCGAGCGCGGTCGTCTTGTTGGGCACGCCGCCGAGGGGCGCTTTGTCCCGTACCGTCAAGGTGGCGATATCGACGTACTGCGTGGCGTCGTTCGCTTGGCCTTCCAGCACGAACTCGTCGACCCGCATCTGGAGCGCGAGCATGCTGCGCGGGCAGGCTCCAGTCCGCAGAACTACGCCGTTAGCATCGTAGACTACGAATGGCACGGTCATTTCTTGGTTTCCATCAGAACGAGCACACGATTGCGCACGCGGAAACTGTCGAGCGAGGGGTCGCCTCCTACGCCACGGGCCTGGAGCAAATAGGTATGCTCGCCAGCTCCGGGCGTCTCGGCGCTCATGAGGCTCCGCGGCACTACGTCGCCAACCGACGTCCACCGCGCCGTGCTCCCGAACCATACAGTCGTGGACCCGCGGTAGACGCGGACTTCGAAATAGTTCTGCGCGGCGGAATGCCCGTTTTGCCAGCACTCAAGCGTCGCAAAGATCGTGATGGGAGCGCCCGATGAGGCGATCGCGAGCGACTGGACTGTGTACCAAGTACCCTCACCGCTGAGATCCACCGTGCCCGAGCTAGTATAAGCGCTGACCGGAATGACCACTGCCTGGTCCTGGATCTTGATCGTAGACACGGCCAGATCCGAGATCTTGGCGTTGGTGATCGCGGCGTTCACGATCTTGGCCTCGTCCACGGAGAGGTTCGCGATCTTGGCGTTGTTGATAGCCGCGTCCTGAATGTGAGCGGTGCCGACGGCGAGGTTGGCGATGGCCGCCGAGCCGACTGCGGCATTGGCGATCTTCGTCGCCTCGACCGATGCGTCCGCGAGCTTCTGCGCCGTGACCAGCAGATCGGCGAGATGCGCGGTCAGGATGAAGCCGGTGGACGCTTCCGTGCCGGCCGTCGCGTTGTACGGCCCCGCGACATCCGCCCACGAGACCGCGCGCACCCAGTAGTAATAGGTGGCGTTCGGCCCCACGGCGTCGGTGTACACCTTCGCGAGCGTGCGCCCGAGAAGCGTCGCAGTCGCGAGGTTGTCGGTCCCCGCACGCCAGACCTCGAAATAGGAGAGGTACGGGTACTCCGGGAACTCCCATGCCAGCATCACGTTCGTGATCGCGCCCGCCGCGCTCAGCCCGCTCGGCTGCGGCGGCGGCGCCCGGTCGACTCCACCGACCACACCAGCCGGACCGCCACTCTCCGCGACGAGCTGAGCCGCCCGGGTGCGCTCGAGCACGTCCCGCACCGTGAGGATCTGCCCCCGTTTGTCCGCGCCGGCCCCCTGCCACACGCGCATCTGCTCGAGCGCCGCCTCGAGCGTGCGCCGGAGCTCCTGCGGCTTGCTGACATCGACCCGTACCGGCAATCCATCCATGTCACGCTACCTGCCGCTGCGCGGCCCGCAGTTCCGCAATCGAGCTGGCGAACCAGACATCGCGCACGCGGTTGGTCGCCGCCACTTCGATCTGGTACTCGCGCCCGATCGCGGCCCCAGCGATGCGCAGCGGCTTGTTATCGGCCACCGCGGCCTGAGCCTGCTGCACGCCGCCTGTGTACACCGTCACCGTGACTGGGTATGCGTCCGCGAACACCTGGAGCACATGCATCGGCGCGGGCGGCATCATCGGGAACGGCCGCGATTTCCACGTGCCCGTCAGCGCGGCGCCCGCGTGCCACTCCACGATCTGCTGCGCCACCGTGAGGTAGAGCTTCTCCTGCTTGAGGTCGACGAAGCCGCCGCCAACGTTGAGCCCGGTGAACTCCACGATGCCGTCCTGCGGACTGTGCGGGTCGATGACGAACCCCCCCTGCACTCCGCCGACAGTCGTGTAGAACGCGACGTAGAGATTGCGCCACCGGAACCCGCGAAGGGAGCTCGGGTTGAGCGCCTCCCAGTCGTCCTGATCGAACACCCCCTCGGTGCAGAGTACCGCCTCGCCGGCGTTTACGCGCACGAGCCCGCGCGGCGCCGGGTAGATGACCGACCCGGCGACGGTCGCGATGCCGCGCTTGGCGACGCACGCATACAGCGCGTCGACGCCGACGATCGACAGGCTCGCCGGGTGCGAACCGAGCGCTACATACGGCTTGCCGTCGGTCGTGATCACGAAGCCGTTGTCGAGCGCGCCCAGGCCGATGATGGTAGCGTCGACGGACTTGCGGTAGTCGAGCGGGAACGCGTGCGCGAGGCCCAGCTCGGACGGCAGGATCTCGTTCTTCCGAAAGCCCACCAAGAACGGGCCGGGTACGCTGATGAGCCCAGCAATGTCGGTCGGCGGCGGATCCCACGTCGTGCTCGGGAGCGCCTCGCCGAGCTCCTCCGACAGCTTGGTGTCGGAGTAGTTGACCGTCGCAGCCGCCACTTGGTCGACGAGCTGGTACACCGCGCCCGTGGCCGACGAGTTCACCCGGTAGATGTTCTTCGAGGTGAAGTTGTAATTCCCGTCCGGAATCGCCGGGAGCGCGAGATCCACCTGCTGTCCGGGGAGCACCGTGAATTTGCCCGACGGCAGGCTGGGCGGACCCTCCTCGCCATAAGAGTTCACCAGCGTCACCACGTAGTACCGCGTCTCCGGCGTGCCGGAGCCGGCCCCGGAGACCGCCCCGGACGGGGCGGTAGCCGGAGCGGGTACGCCGAGCTGGTACGACGCGGTCGGGTATGGCGGGGCCGCCGTCGCTTGCGCGCTGTCCGTGACCTTGGGGTACCCCGACCCGTCGCCCGTGTAGTACACCCGATCGTACGGATCGTTCGTGTTGAGTGTGTGTACCGCGTTAACGTCCTGCGCCCACTCGAACCAGAAGTTGTTGTACTTGTAGATAGTGAGCGGATTCGACCCGAGCGCGGCGTTCGCCACGAACGCGGTGCCTTTGAGCGGCGCGAGCGCCCCCGTCCACAGCACGACGTCTTTCGCCGTCACCGCCTGGTGCTGGGCGAGCTTGTAGTCGTCGAGGATCGGCAGCGCGCCGCCGAAGGTGTTGAGGCGCAGGACGGGCATCAGAGCCCTCCGTACTTGACGCGCCGCGGCGTGCCCACGCCCCCGTCCACACCGAGCACGCTAACTTTGTCGATGTCCATCTGAAAGCGGTCATCGCTGTCCGCCGCGGACTCGTACTGCGTCCACGGCTGTCGTGGCATACGCAGCAGGTACGCCAGCGCGCCGCGCTCGAGCATCTCCCCGTACTTGTTGACCATCGCATCGTCGAGCGTCGCCGCCGTGAGCGTCGGGCGTACGTTCGCGATGAGGACGATCGTCTTGCCAACGGCGGGCGGGGCAGGCGAGATCACCAGCGAGTTCACGTCCTCGACGCGGAAGTACGCCGGGGGATGGGTCGTGGCGTCCACGCCTAGCTCGCGCTTGGCCTGGACGTTCGTGCCCTTTACGAGCTTGCGCGCGTCGTACCAGCACTGCACGGCGTCGAATGCCTCGAGGTCCGCCCCGGGGGCCAGCGCCGTCTGCGCGGCCTGAGCGATCGCCGCGAACGAGAGCTCCTTGCGCCACGCGAGCGTGCGCGTAAAAAACTCGCGCGCCGCGCGCCGGTACGCCCACAGTGCCGCCGCCTCGGGCGCGCCCGGGGCGAACGGCAAGACCTCATCCACCAGATTCTGAAGCGTCGCCACCAGTGGCCTCCACCCAACGTGTGTAAAAAAACCCGGCGCGGTTGTCGTCCGCCGCGTAGTCGGCGTCCTTGCTCAGCGCGCGATATACGACGTAATCCACGAGCGCGGGGTGGTAGGCGTCGTCCACCGGGACGGTGCTACCGCCCGCGAGCACTGCCGGGTAGTCTGCGGTCTCGATGGTGAGGGCTGCAGCAGCGACGGCCGGCGGAGAAACCCAGAAGACAAACGGATCTTTGGGGTTGTACGCCCACTCACGTGTCTCGCCTTGCGCCGCCGCCTGCCAGCTCGGGCTGAAGGCGTCGAGCGCCGCCCGGTCCACGAGCCGCGGAGTACGCCCGCTCGCGACCTTAAGGACGTTAAGAAGGAGGGCGCTGGGCGCCGGCAATGCCTGCTTCGCGCCGGCGACCAAGACGATGTCCTGAACCGTGGCGAACTGCTCGGGGACACGGAGCACCATGAGCTGGAGCCCGTCGTTCAGGTAGACGAGGAGATCGGCGGCCGACCAGTTGGCGTTGCCCGGATCGTTGAGCACCGCCGCGGCCCGGGACGTCAAGTCATTGGCCGTGGCCATCGGCTGCTCCTATCAGGTGCTCTTGCCGCGCTTCTTCGCCGGGGCTGGGGGCTCGGGCGGCTCTTCCGGCACGACCCCGAGAACACTGAACCCGGCGTCGCGCGCCGTCTGCTCGTCGGCCTCAAGCACGTGCTCGCTGCCGGCGGCAAAGAGCGCCGGACCTTGGGTGTCGAAGCGCAGGTCGGTGGTGGAGGGAACTCGGACCTTGACCTTCACTGATATTTCTCCTTGCGCTTCAGCGAAACCTCCGACCCCGTTACCGGGGTCGGAGGCGTGTCGCTTTTTCAGAAGAGAGCTGCATGCTCCGAACTATGCTCGCGGCTTAGCCGGGGCTGCTACCAACCTCAAATAGCATGGTCAACGCAAATTACGCCGTAGTCCTGCAAGTTGGCTTCGTCGTCGAACGAGCCCTTGAACTGCGGCTTCAGGAAGCCCACGATCTTGTTGATCGAGATGCCCAGCTGATTGCCGTAGTCGAAGTGGTTGCGCTCCACCCACTCGGGGATTCCGATATCCGCGAAGCCCAGCGCTTGCGCACCGAGGATCAGCGTACGGGAACCATCGACGTCGGCGTTCGCTCCCCACTTGTAGCCCGGACGACCCACCTGGCCCGCCGCGCCCGTGGTGGCGCCTAGCGTGTTGAACACGTGAATGTTCTCGTGGATCACGAGGCCGTCCACCGTCACCAGCGCACCGGAGAACAGCGGGTTCGACGCACCGCGCGCGCCGGCGTTACGCAGGTTCGCGAGGAAGTCCGCATCGAGCTTGAGCTTTGCCACGGCCTGCGGATGCATCAGCACGTGGTAAAGGGCGACACCACCGGTGACACGGATCGGACGCAGGCGCCGCTGTTTGGCGTACGCGTGCAACTCGACCAGCATCTTGTAGCTCGGCGTGTCGGTCGCCACGATTGCTGTCGGCGAGTCGGCGGCGTTGGTCTGCGCACCGAGTACCGTTGTGGCCGTGCCGGCGACGAGCTTGCCGGCTGTGGCGTCCCAGCGGAAATACCGCTTGGTCGACGGCTTGGTCAGCCGCGCCTGGAATGCCAGGTCATACAGCGCCGTGCCGGCCGCAGCCGTGCGAGCGTAGTTGGCGCCGTCGTGCGTGAAGCCGGTGCGGATCTTGCCGTCGGTCTGCAGACGGTAGTCGACGCCGCTCATCGTCAGCATCGCCAACTGGTCGAGCCGATCCGCGGCCCAGAAGCCGAGGATGTCGCGGCTGGTTTCGCGGAAGTCCACGATGGACTTCTGGTCGGCGATACGGCCCGCCAGCTTATTGGCGTTACGGATCTGATCGATTTCCACAACCAGGTCGTAGGCCTTCGCCGCTTCCTCGTTGCCCTCGAGGGTGGCGTCGCCCATCACGCCGTCGCCGGTGAGATCCGGCACCAAGGTCAGCACGGCGAGCGTGCCCTTCTCGGTGCGCTTGAGCTCGGTGACGCGGCTGATCGGGGCGTTCATGCCCTTGCCAGCCAGTTGCATAACGAACGAGTTCTGACGTGCTGTCTTCCAGAC